CCCGTCACACTCACTCGTTGCGATATTACACTCGCGTCACTAATGATGCGTTATCTAAACTCATTGAGGTCAACTCACAAGTCTGTATGCCTTTCCCTAGGGAACGAATATCGGCAGCTTACATCAACACTAAAGTCGGTGCCAAATTTGCATATAATGAACATTTAGTCGATCGCAATCCAGAAGAATTTTCGTCAATAAGAACTACCACGAAAAATATATGGTCAACAAACGCTCCAAAATTATTTTTTGTGCCAAGAGAAGGTACTGCTGTTGTTCGAAAACCATTCAGAATGACCACAAGATTGATTGTCACCGACTATCGTGATCATCCAGTCATAGTCGCAGTCGGTAAGGAAAATTCCGGTACAAAATTTACGCTCTCCAATATAAAAAATTCATTGTCACAATTACGACTTCAATCACATTACTTACGTCATCAAGAAATTTTCGTCGAATCTAGTGTTTTGAATGACATTGATCATTCAATTTTAGCAAGCGTCTTATATAAATTTTTTCCCTTTTGTCGTTTCACGTTTTGTACGTCGAAGAAATTAGACGCTCCAACAGAAGTCTTTGAACTTCTTAACACCAATGCTCTCGCACCATTTGATAATCAAATTGTAGTGAAAGACGAAATAGAGTTGTATTCGACACCGAAAGTCCTCATTGATACTCCTTTGCAATTCAACGTCGCCGAAGCACAAAGATTTGTCAATAACATATTCTCTGCCGCTGCATATGCCGATCAGACTTTCGATGAGTGGATGATTACTAATAGTGATTTGGATCTAGAACTTGGAGACGTTAAATATTGTCATACTACAGCACCATATGCGGAAAAACGCTACGACACTATGATACCAGTGTTGAAAACTACGATGCCTATCGAAAGAAATTATCACCTACGCGAAATTATGTTGGCGCTTTATAAAAGGAACAGGAATGTTCCTTATTACAACTCAGTCGTCGACTTCGATCTTACATCAACGCAAATGTTGGATAATTTATTGGAAAGATGTTTTGACAAACAACGATTATTGGAATTCAATCGTGACAGGATAGAAGTCGGACCAGGAGCCATCACAGACTGGTTGGTCAACCAAGATACTTCGACATTGCCGTTAATCTTCCCGGATTTCGCATTACATTGTAGCGCCGTGAACTCGTATAACTTCTCGATAAAGAGGCAACCGAAACCAGTTTTAACTGTTGACGCAGTCGCATCATATACCGCTCTTCAAACAATAGTCTACCATGAAAAACCAATAAACGCCGTTTTCTGTGCAATTTTTAGGGAAATAAAATCACGCGTTCTCATCACTTTGAAAAAACATGTAAAAATTTTTACTGATATGTCTGCTAGCGAATTCGAAGAAATGCTCGATTCAGATGTTCCACCTTCAAGTATTGATCAACTGGCTGAAAGATTGGAAATTGATATAAGTAAATACGACAAATCTCAGCAGGAGCTCGCATTGGAATTTGAATGTAAATTAATGCGACATTTCAAGGTGCCTGAATATTACATTTTGTTATGGTACCATGCTCATGTCTTAACGCAAATCTACGACAAAACCACCAAACTGTCCGCATTGATACCGTATCAACGAAAAAGTGGTGACGCTAGTACTTTTATTGGCAACACCTTGTTTTTGATGGCCACGATTTCCGATCTAATCCCAGTCGACGAATTACAACTCGCAATTTTTTCAGGTGATGATTCATTGTTAATCGGGCATGAATTAAATAAATATAAGGACTCACAGCATTTCGGATTGAAATTCAACTTGGA